TGGTCTAGCGATCCCTGAGCTGATCAGCATGTCCTGGAGTCCGTGTTCCGGACTCTCGACATTCAAAGTCCCGGTTTGGGACGTCGAATTGGACGAAGTGTTTGATTACAGCTACAGACGCGCCAAACCTGAGACGATTCCGTCTCATTCAGAGGAAGAACTGGCTTCCCAGTTCGCCAACTTGCTCGACCCCGATGTTGATGACGTCATTGAACTCCCTCCACCCTCCAATACTGAGCTTCCCCTGATTAAAAATCAGTGGAATGGCCAGTTTATTGAAGCGGAGAACCGGTGCCTTGGAGCAGGTGCCGACGACGAGTCGTGTGAGGTTCTCCCTGCTGCCGTTCCGGCTCAGGTTGTTCCCGTCCTTGAACCCTTTAAGGTTCGCGTCATCACAAAAGGGGATGTTCTCCCATACCTGGAGGCTATGCGCCTTCAGCAGTTTCTCACTCGGAAGATGAAAAATTCCACACTCAAAAGATTCTTTCCTGCAATTCATGGAGATGTGAAGGCCGATGATTTGGCCTCGCACCTGAACCTGGTAGAAAACTGTGAAATCTTGTCCGGCGACTTCAAAGGCGCGACTGACACACTAAGGAGAGATGTCTCTCTATACTGTATCAGTCGGATCTTGAGTCACTTTCCAGATTACCACAATACCGCAACGGGTGAGCTCTTGAAGCTCTGCCTAGTGAGCCATACCCTTGAATATCGATTCAAGGGCAGGTCCTCTTGGGAGTCCGATGCGCAGGAATTGCATGAGTGGTCCATAAAACAAAAGCGCGGCCAACTAATGGGCTCTTTTCTTTCATTCCCTGTCCTCAACATCGTGAACATGGCAGTTCACTTTGCTTTCTTTGAGTTTCGGGGTCTTATCGATGCCAAAAATGAAAGTCGGTGCATGGAAGCACCTTTCGTCGTCAATGGGGATGACGTCCTTGCAGCGGGCCCGGCTGGAACCTTTTCGGTTCGCCATGAAGGCCTGCTTTGGGAAGACTACGTGAGCTTGGTCGGCTTCAAGAAGTCGCTTGGTAAGAACTACGTATCCACTGAGTTTTGTACTATCAACTCAACTCTCTTTTTGAGAGAAGGCGGCCAGCTTAAACAGTTGGCTTGCCCTCGTGTGGATCGTTTGTTTAACCAAGAATGGCACGCTCACGTTACCCCGGAAAAGAAGAACCGTGGAAACCACGATGGGATGACAAAGACCCTTTACAAGGTCGGGCCCCAGATGGTTGGTGGCCTGGTATCCGAACTTTTGGATACCGTTCCTCGAGAGAACCACGAATTGGCCGTGAGGCTATTCGTGGAGATCAACAAGATCCCTCTCAAGGAAGTTGGCCTTCCGTGGTTCCTTCCGGAAGATTTGGGTGGTCTAGGTCTCCCAGCTCTCCCTCAAATGTACGACGAATGGAAAAATGATGCAAAAATGGCTGCGCACATCGTCCGTCTCCATAAGACGGGCAAACGTCTGCTGTTCCCCTCGGTTGAAGAATCAATTCTCTCCGAGCGAGATGAGGTCTCTTCTCGTCTGGATATGTCATATCTGAAGTCCTGTGGATGGACATCTCAGGTATTTCTGAATCCGACGGAGGTAGATCTACAGCAGCACGAAGCCCGTCCCCGAGCTCCAATCGAGAAGAAAGACCTCTTCATTCTCCCTTACCTTCCTGAAAAGAAAAAGGTTTTTGGGAATCCTTGCAAAAATTTGCAGGATAAGGTTGCACGCGTTCGCGCGCAATCCAAGAAGAGCGATCTGTACCCGATTGATCTCGGAGTGACCCAAGTGCGTGTCCTCTGGGTTCCACCCAATAGACTCATCGAGGAAGTTGATGAGACCCCGCTGCTTGTGCCTTGCAGTGGGTCTGGTGTGGAAGGTGGTCCTCTCGACCCCTCATATGGGGCTCCCGATGCTGGAAGTGGTAAACCAGCTGACGTTGTCCCCCAGCATCTCTCCAAAGGAGAAGGTACGTGGTTCGCTCAAGAACCCGCCTTCTTCCCGCAGCCCTGGCGGTCGGCTGCGTTACGAAGAAACACCGAGTACGAAAACATCGAAGAGGAAGATGTTGTCGTCCCCGAGCACACTTCTTGGTTCCTAAATCTTGATCTCAATGTCCATCTCTCTAAATCCACGAATGATCGCTGTCAATTCTGTGGAGGTGAGGATTACTA